CCAGAGGGCCAGAGGGCCAGAGGGCCAGAGGGCCAGAGGGCCAGAGGGCCAGAGGACCGCGAAATACCATGTAACTATGTGATATCATTATTGAAAAAAATTGTTGACAAAAAAATGTAAACACCGTATAGTATAATCATCACCAGGTATAGTGCCTGGTGACACGGCCTAGCGCTTGTGACGGTCACAAGCGACACGGGCTACACAACATTATAGGGGCGAAGCCCCAAGGAGACTTATCATGGTACGTAACACCCAGACCACCCAGACCACCCAGACCACCCAGACCACCCAGACCAGCACCACCCAAACCGTCAGCAAGACAACCATCAAAATACTAGTCCTAGCCGTAGTTGATGCCTGTCGTAAGTCCACGGCCGCAAGCCAGTTGGCTGGCCAGGCCCTGGCCAGCGCGACCAGGGCCACACAAGAGGCGCTTGATGCGATCCTGGCCCCCGTAGTGCCGGATCCGCGCAAGCCGGATCCAACCAAAGTCAAAGCTTGCTGGCAGGCCTTAGACAAGGCCCTAACTGCTGCAGGCCTGCCGGACTCTACAACCTGTCGGCGCACAGAGATTGCGGAATCCGCGCCAGATGAGGCGCGCGCTGCTGCGCGCATTGCTGCAGCTCTAAGCCAGCGACTATCGCGCGCAACCAAGGCCGCCGTCAAGGCGGCCTGCGACGACGGTCGCAAGACTGTACGCGCTGGCAACATGACGCCAGAGCGTGCGGAACAGGTCCTTAGCAAGCGCCTGGCTGGCGTCCAGTTAACGGACGCCGACAAGCAAGCCCTGCATGACGCCTGCAGAGCCGGTGCAGAACTCACAGCGTCACCGGTGGCAGTCCAACCGCAAGTGACGCCTACCATTGCCAGCAATTTGCTGGCGTCATGCCAGCGGATCGCTGACACGCTTCCACCGCGCGAAGCATTAACAGAAGTGATGCGCATGTTGGAGAATGCGCTTGGGGAGACTACAAATTTGCCCGTAACGCCCACACCGGCAGAAACCAAGACCAAAGCGCGAACCAGGCGCAAACTCAAAGCCGCGTAAACTACGGCTTTGAGTCTAAGGCCCCTGGCATTGTTGCCAGGGGCCTTTTTTTTGTATCCTGTTGCCATGACTACCATGACTACCCCATGGTGCCATGACTACCATGATACCATGTTGCCATGACTACCATGACTACCCCATGGTGCCATGACTACCATGACTACCCCATGGTGCCATGACTACCATGACTACCCCATGGTGCCGTGTTGCTTGTGACCGTCACAATATAATAATGGTAGCATGGTGCATGGTGCATGGTGCATGGTGCATGGTGCATGGTGCATGGTGCATGGTGCATGGTGCATGGTGCATGGTGCATGGTGCTTGTGACCGTCACAACCGCGCGCTTGAAAGGAAGCGAAGGGGGTGGCGACATGCTTTGAAGTGGGTGCCTTGAAGCCTCGACATTGGGCACTTTGAGGGCCCGGACATTGGAATTTAAGGCCTTTTGATAAATTATACATACACCAAAAGGGTTTTCGTGTATGTAAATGGCAAATGCTATAAAGTTTCTGTTTTTTGCCGTAAATGTTGTAATAAACATTTTATCAAAAGTTCTGAAGACTTTAATAATTAAGGGGGTTAACACAAAATTGTATATGGTACTCTGTACCACTACACCACTACCCCAGTGTTACGATTACTATGTTAACAAAAAAATGTAAACACATTATACCCCTGTTTTTGGCCCTAGAGCCAACTCTTTAAAACTTTTGATGAAATGTTTATTCCAAATTTCAAGGCAAAAAACAAAAACTTTATATCAAAATGCGCTAAAATCATAGTTTAATCCACGTTTTTTGGCAAAAAGCCAGTGTTACGAATTTCGGAAAACCCAAGGCAAACCCAAAGTAAACCAAGGCAAAACCAAAGCCAAAGCCCAAGTTAAAATTAACGAAGCCCAAGTTAAAAATGATAAAATTAAATCAAAATTAAAACCCAACCACTTGAAAATAAATGTTGACAAATTATTGTAAATAGGGTATAATATAGGCACAAAATAAAAAAAGGACCAGGACAAAACCGCTCTGGTCCGAACATCAAAAGCCCTGGTACAACCACACGGAACAGAGCTTGTGACGGTCACAAGCCAAAAAGCCAGGGCGACAAAGGGGCGAAGCCCCAAGGAGAAACACAATGTCGACGTCCACCATCACTTCCTCTAACATCTTCGCCCACCCTTTCCTTTCTACTTCTGTCCTTCTTACCAGGACAGAGCAAGTAATCAACCGTACTCTGTCTCAAATTATCGCTGTTGATGACTTGGAGTCGGAGTCGTCTTTGGTAGGCTCTGTCTTTTGGCGGATCAAGGATCTGCTGGGTGAAGGCAGGGACATCATGACAGAGACAGAGCAGCTCTGTCACATTAGTTCTACGCTCCAAGCCTTGGCGTTAGTGGCCCAGGCAGACAGCCCAGTCCGTCAAGTATGCCAGGCTTGCCTTGACAGCCTTGTGACGGTCACAAGGCGCAAGGCACTTGTGATCCTCAACCACCCACTCTCACCGGAGCAGATCGAGGATTTATCAAAGACCTGGGGCGTCAACTCTGACGATATCATCAGTCTTCCTCCAGAGCTGAAAACGCTTTGGGCGAACATTCCGCCCGAAGCTGACGATATTCAAGTCTGCGCTCATGTCCAGCCCATCATCAATTGGGCCAGGAGCAGGGACATTGGCTTGCTGTCTGGCGACATGATTATCATAGGCGGTGAGCTGGTTGCTACGCTTGCTGTCATAGCAGGTATGGACAAGGATATTCTGCCCATATGTGCTACTACACGCAGAGAGTCTGTCGAGAAAACCATGCCTGACGGATCGGTTCAGAAAACGAACGTGTTTCGTCACGTTCGATTCAGACAAATACCAATACCAGTATCGACAAGGTAACATAACCAGCTTCACGGTGGTACAGCGTTCATTACCGCTGTACCACCGTGAAGCAAACCAACCAATATAATATACCAAAGACAAGGGACATGAGCCAAGCCATGAGCACGAAAGGCAAGAGCACAAAGACCCGCTGGCAGGAATTCTGCACCACGGCCCATCACTGGCTGTGGGTACAGATCCTGGCCTGGCGTTACGCCCGTACGCTCTTTCCTGCCCATGACGTCATCAAGGGTATCAATATCCTTGTCTTTGGCGACAAGCAGGCTACGACATGGCATCGTAAGTATTCACGGCACCATGCCACCGTCAATAATCCTTCCTCCACAAGCGCTATCATATCAGGCGCAGGCCCAATCGATATTCGAAACAAGATCGAAGCCGCTATCGATTGGGAATCTGCCAGATATACCAAGCCGGATAAGCCACTGACGGCTTACGAAACATGGCTTGGGTACTATCGTCATATCGACATGGTAGATACGCTCAAGACCTTGGGCTTGTGGGGCAAGGTACATTAATATCCTTATGACAGTCACAAGGATGCAAATACAACCAGAATAAAGGAGAATACCATGAACGAGACTCTGATTGATCTGACTAATATTGCAGCTTACTATGCAAAGCCCAAGGACTTCTTTACATCTAAAGGCATAACGCCTGACCCCTTTGATCAGTATGATGGGATCGCATGGGACAAGACAAACAACACGATTGTCCGCACGTGCATGGGCGAACCGCGGAAAAATTGCAAGCCCTGCAGTCTCACCGACAAGGACATTGCTGCGCTTAACGGCATGCTTGAGGACAGACTGATGGCGGAGACTGAGCAGCAAGAGTACGAGGACTATCTGCAAAAGGTAGCCAAGCCGCGGTTCGATCGAGCCCTTTCCTTCCTCCAGAGCCTGGCACCATACGCCAGGCACGAACGCTATGACGGCTATGTCAAGGGCAATGCAGAGTGGCAATTTGTCATGCGCAATAACTGCAGGATTGTTGTCATGCCTACGGATAGCCAAACCAACGGCTTCATGGCTTATCCCATGGAAGAACCGGTCTTGACCGTGGAATCGTTTGCCGATCAGGATCTGTCCAATGAGGAAATTCTGTCGAAAGCAAATGCGGCTATCGATAGACTCTGGCACGAACATGTTCAGGAGAAGACCAGGCGTTCCGATCCTGTTCTTGGGACATCCTTTTGGACAAAGCATATATAAGTAACATAACCAGCTTCACGGTGCCTTGTGACGGTCACAAGGCACCATTGCACCATCAACAACAAGGAGAATTACCATGAAGACCACGAACGAAAACACCACCATCAACACTTCTTCCTCCCAATCTAACTCGACTCAACCAAAATTCAATTGGGATAAAGCAAGGAAACAGATTATCAATCTGGAGGATACGCTGAAGCGTTCTTTGCGTTCTCAATCAGGCAAGTACGCTATCTTTCAATTTTCAGCTTATGATTGTGTGCAGGAATGTGGAGGATATTATGTAAACGATATATATTCAACATCGTATAGCATTGTCCTTCCTGTCGAGGCTCTGTTCCTTTCAGATACCAACTTTCAAGCAGTGGTACGAAAGGCCGTGAGCACACAGATTCAACGCACTGGTCATGTGCTTGCTGACAAGCAAGATGTAAGGCGAATATACGTTGATGAACAATATTCGACGATTGACTGCATCGAGCTATACGTCTTCAAAGATCGTCAAGTCTGTCCTTACGGACGCTTTGACCTAATTGTCGAAGACAGTGACAATGTGAAGTGAATCAAAGCAAAACAAAACAACATAGGAGAAAAGCCATGGAAAGAGCTAGAAAGATGCCAGTTATCTACGATTCTGGTTGGGTCAGAGAATCGGACGATGACAACGACGACAGGTATGATATGTATGACAAAGATAACTATGTATTCAACGAATATTGCGTTGAACATTATAGGAAACAACGTAAATACATAACAATAACTGTCAGAGGAGCAGTCGTTTATACTGTCGCGGTCATGGCAGTTGCTGCGCTTGTGACAGTACTGTTGCTGGATATCATTTGACCTTGTGACGGTCACAAGGTTAGAAGTGCAAGCGGTTGCAATTTAATCAAAGGAGAAACGTTATGAGCAAGACTATGAAGACTATGAAGACTATGAAGACTATGAAGACTATGACAGTCACGGAAGCTGACAAGATCAGAGCCATTCTTGACATGGCAAAAACGATTATAAACAATCTCTATGACCGATTGGTCAAAGACATAGGTGATGCGCAGAGAACAAAGGAACGCATCGAGAATGATTTACACGATGCGACAATGAAAGCAAGCTTAATGATCAGCACTATTGTTAAGAGTACAGGCGTAAGTGCAAGTACAAACATAAACGACTTTGCAAACGCCTTTATCGCATGGAGAATGCGGTTTAGGGAAGAGCAGGAGTCGGTAAAGTCGATGGTCGAAGTGAACAATACCAGCTTCGACAAGTCAGGAGAGATGCTTTATTTCCTTAATCTCGATTCACAAACAACAGAACTGCAATCTGTCTTGTCGATCATCTTTGATACTGTTGACAAGGCAAGTTATGTCTACCAGAGGAAAAGTTCCTTTGAAGAGAAGTACAAGGAATACATTCCTTTGGCTACAAAGATTGACGATTTGTCAGACAAGCTACATAAAGTCAACCGTCAATTGGAAAGAAGCAGAAAAGACTTGGCAAATGTCGAGGACATCAATAGTTACTTGTTCGGCAGTCCTGACGCCTTGACGTTAGCCAATCCTTCCTTCATAACTGACAAGATACGTGCTATCAATGTCAGTATGGCATTACAGGATCGGTCCTTCCTTTCATCGTCAACCAATCCTTCTTCAATAATCAGCAGGATACATACTATTGAGACTGGTATTACACCGCACGATCGGTTCTTCCTCATGGCAGCTCTGGTCATTGTGACTGTTACAAGGAAAAACTAAAATCAAAATCAAAACCAAAGCCAAAGTGTCTTGTGTCTCACAAATTTAGTTTTACGCTCCACAAAGTCTGTTGTGGAGCGTAGATGCGACACAAAATAGCCCATATAAACCACAAACCAAACGTATAAGGAGAAACACCATGGGAGCAAGCAAGGAAACCATCAGGAAGCAGAACGATAAGACAAGGAAGAACTGGTACGATTATATCGTCCGAGAGTCTTTCGCCATTCTGACAAACTTGCGACTCGATCTGGAAGGAAAACTGGCACACGCCAAACAGAGGCGCGATGGCTGGATCTGTGAGTATCACGCAGCCGAAGATCGACTGATTAGAACCAGAGAATATCTGAAGGAACGAGAGCCTGACTTTGAGGAAGAATACACTAAAGCAAAGGAGCATCTCGACAATGCCTTGAATGTTCTGGTAAGACGAAGGTATGAGATACAGGAGAAGATTCAAAAGAACAAGGGAAGAACAACAAAGTATCAGGAGTTAATCAATGCTTTGACTGACTTTACTGCTGAAAAGCGTATGATGGATAGGCTCACAACGAGGGATTACGGTTTCATTAACAACACCAATGTTCTGAACGAGGCACATAAGCAGGTAGAAGAGCAGGAGTCGAAGGTACGGACTCTTAGTCTCTGGTTGGAAAGAACATGGATCTTGACCGACTATCTTCAAGGCAGAACCAGACTTGCGTTGGACGATGCCTTGGTCAGGATCATTGACTTTGAAAAGGAATCGATGATCGACGACAGAGGGTGCCTTGTCCTATTGGTTATGATGCTCTTTGCCCATGACAAATACACGGAGGAGGCAGCAATAAAAATCGCTTGAAAATAAATGTTAACAAAAAGTTGTAAACATGTTATAATATAGGTAACAAAATGAGGAAAGGCCTATGGCATGGTGCCATGGGCCAGGTAACAAAAACAAGGCTGGTCGATACTTTGTGACGGTCACAAGCACAAACCAGCCACAAGGCAAAGGAGAATTGCCATGCAGATTACAGTCAACGAACGGGGTTTCTTCCCCACGTTCCAAGGTAACATCACGGAACAGGATATCCTTGATCATAATCCTGTGCTGAAGGATATGATTAAGAACCGGGCATCGTTCACGCTGCCTGTGCAGATATCTGCGTTGCCAGGTTTCCTGGCGGATATGTTTAATTACATTAACGGCCAGGAGTCATACAAAAACCCAAGGCACAATCTGTACCGTCACTTCCTTAACGACATCAACATCGAGCGGCATTGCCGTACAGTCGTTGGTGAGGAAGTAAGGGAGATTTTGGCCAAAGCCCTGGTTGGCTCGCCCACCATGCAGGGGCAGGAACGTACGAAGGGCTGGAAGAACGAAGACTACCTTTCGTTCTTTCAAAAGGGCTTTGTCAGTACATACAAGTTCACGTACTTGATGCCAAGCAAGTACGACAGTACAAGGATTGCTGCGCTTACCAAGGTACAGGTATTGCAGTCTTTGTACATTGTTATTGCGTCGAGATTTGAGGTCCTTGTTCACAATGACTTGGACTGGAAACAAAGTAGAGACGATCTGTATTATACGATCTGTCATCTTCCTTCCATTCTTTTCCGCGATGGTCTTGGGCGTCAGTTCGGTGCCATTAAGGACGCAATATACACTTCCGGCTTAACCAAGCGGCATATCATTAAGCCGGTCAAGTTTTTGCGCGCTGCCTTTCCTGCCTTGATAGAGCAGGAAGCCGCACTTGTGGGTCAGACTGTCGCTGATATCTTTCGTCAGGAGTTTTTGAAGAGTATCGAGGCAGTCAGGGTGTCCAATTATCCTTCCCAAGTATATACAGGAAGCTATACAAGTTCGCTTCGTTCCTGCATGAAGAACAAGGACAAAGAGATGTTTGAGTTGTACGACGATCTGCCTAATACCAGGATTGCCTATATCACCGATGGTGACGATGATGGGTGCATTATCGCAAGTGGGTGCATTATCGCAAGGGCCTTGCTTCACGATAAAGTATGCAACGAGGACACGGGCGAAATAATCAAGATCATGGATCGCATCTACGCTGAAGACGGCGATTGCGAAGCTATGATGATCAACTATGCTAAAGCGCATGGTTACTATCGCAAGATCAGACAGGCGTTGAATGTGAACAGGTATGTTGCACCGGACATGAAACCAGGCGATGACTATGTGGATCTGCCTAACATGTCCATTGCTGCATCACGCTGTGAGCCTGACACGTACAGTCTCGTACCGTACATCGACACGTTCAACGAGTACGCGACAGCTACGCCAGGGAGACTGTACACTTCCTTGACGGACGAACAAAGAGAAAGTGGTAGTTGTTTTACGTTGTGTAACGAAGATGGAGAAGTAGAAGGATTTACGACAAAGACAGAGAAGTGCATACATTGTAATTGCACTATTAATCTCAACGATCCGGAGTCATATTTCTTTACTGAAGATAACGACTACGTTTGCAACAATTGCTTTGAGGAAAAGTATTTCCGTTGTGATTGTTGTGATCAACATTTTTGTAAAGACGATACAGTAATCCACAAGACACCGGACGGTGACACTGTATGTGAAAGTTGTTTCAGCGACAAATGGTGTACGTGTGATGCATGCGGTGATGTCATTTCGCGTAACGATGCAAATTTTGTTAGTGTAATTAACAGTTACGACGAATGCTACTGTAAGGATTGTTATGACGGTCTTGTTAAAGACAATGAGATTGTCGAGACAATGTCAGGCAACGTAGTTTATATCAATGATGCTGAAAAGATCAACGAAGGTACAGACGACGAAGGCTACGAGATTCTGTTGAAATTCTCGAGAATGAATATCAGATTCTGCGAGACTTGCTTACGATTCTTTACACGAGAACATATGTCAGCGGACGATGACTTCCGTTGGACGTGTTGTCATTGTCAAAAGAGCAAAGAACAAAAGAGCGAAGAACAGGGTAACTAAGGAAGGAGGTATACCATGGGATGGTATTGGGAGATTGCAAGAAACGATGGGCAACGTTGTCTACACGTTGTTGACACGGCAAAGAACACGTCCGTTATGGAATTGTTGCCAAAGCAAATAACCACGAGCAAGTTTATAGACCTCGTTATCAACATTGGTGAGAAGACAACAAGCTATGACTATAAAAACATGGTTCGTAGGACAGAAAGATCGAGGCATAATATCAAAGGTAAATTGTTGCTGTGGAATACACAGTTTGAAACAGCATGGGACATAGCACGAGGGTTCTATTATATTCAGATGGGTCTTTGTCCAAATCGCCTTGTGACTAGCTATGGACGATATGCAGATCAAAGCATGAGCACAAAGTTTGCAGTTGTGTATCTGGACTCAGACGCTAAAACATTCTGGACATTGAGTACAGACGACGCATATGCTATGTTGTATGACCATTCGTTTGATACTGAAGACGACGGACACATAGACGAATTGAGGACATTGATGTCAACAATTGCGCGTTTTGCAGACACAGCCTCTGTATTAACGTTTGAATATATTATGGAGGAACGTTTGAAGAAAGTTGAAAAGATTTTCAAAGAGCAGAGACAGGAGGCCAGCAACGCTGAATTGGAAAAATTCATGTCGAAGATGACGGTGGAGGAAGTCTTTGCCGGCTTGGATAGCAAGCGATTGAAGGAGAACTCGACGTCATATCGTACATTGCTTCGCTGCTGGGAGTTGTCATTAAAGCGGTTGCAGGAAGGAAAGAAAACAAGATTGGAGGTAACGCTATGACACCATATTTTGATGTCAGGTATACAGAACAGGGTACGAGGATTACGATTGTAGAATCTGTGACCTCCGCGCGTCAGATCAACAGACTGTTACCACATTACATGTCGTTTTGGGAGTTGCAGACTATTATCTTTGAGATGCTTAAGAAAATCAATGTGAATTACGCATATGAGCGTTGGATCCAGTTCCTTGAATCACGTAGTTTCAAAGATGATATGGTGATAATCGATGGATCAAAGGATATGGGTGTGAACCACATGGTACATCAGTTATATCACACACAGGTGAACGAAGATTGTTCATATTTCCTGATCAGCAATGCATCGCCTTATATATGTATCATGGTAAACTATGAGAACCATGATCTTTGGATATTGACCAAGACAAGAGCGGCAGAGCTTGTCAATAACTATCTGATAGACACCGTAACAGATCCAAGGAATGCGATTCGAAATGTATTGACAATGCTCATACATATGACATCGTTTGTATACAAATTCTTCCTTTGTGACTATGTGCTTTACGATGCAGCGGCGAATGCTGGAAGTACCACTAACGGTTGGACATCGCTTATGCAGAGGATAACAACAGAAGAATTTGTAAGAAATCTACCGATCGAAGGTAAATCGGAGAAGGAGATAGAGCGCAAACGTCAGGTGTATAAGTGCTGTTGGGATCTTGTGTTGCAAAAACGATGGGGTGAAGTATGACTACGACAAATACAATGTATAAGCTGCGCCTCGATATTCCAAAGCGATTGCTCATGCTTATCAATGCCGATGCTTTGGACAATCGAAACCAAGGGTGCGTTGTAAAAAGTCATATGTTTCCAGAGCAGATAACGTTCAAAGCTTTTGCTGACGTGTTCTTTGAACTTAATCCGTACGGTACCAAAACGAAGAGTTAGTACAGAAGAGTTCGTTAAAGGAGTAAGATTCTACAGGAACACGCCCTACAACAGAAGAATATACAAATGTTGTTGGGACGTAGCGTTGCAACGTGGATGAAAGAAGCTGTAAACATATCAACAAAGACAGAAGGTAACAGATCATGAAGGCGAACAAAGAAACACACAAGTTGATGCAGCGGATAAATGAGGAGAAGACCAGGTGTGCAGAGATGCTGGGCTTCGAAGAGAAGTTGGCAAAGAAACTGAGCAAACGAATGGATGAACTGTCTGCATTGAACAAAGGAAATTTTACCGAAGACAGGGTGAACGATCTGAAACTGTATGTTAAGGTGAAGAAGGCAGAGCGGGAGATGTACTTTATTAGGCGGACTCTGTGTTTGAATGAACGAGACAGGATCGTACGACGCGCCACGATCAGATTATCGAATACCAGGTTCTCTTTCTCTGAAATGGTTTTCAGACAGGAGCTTGCGGTAGTTGAGCACGAGCTGAAAGACGTGGAGAAGAGCATTGAGAAGGTGGTTCCTGAGTATCTGGATGCAAAGCGGAATCTGGAATGGTATGTCGACTGTCAAAAAGAAGTGTCCGAAGTTACAGAGGCGTTGAGCCTTGCCAGAGCAAAGGTGACGAAGCTGCGCAGGGAATCGTCCGCACTGTCGAACTTGCTTGGGCTTGTCAATGACAGCAGCAATGACGAACAGACCGATACACAGAGCCTGGCGGAGGATCTGGAATGTGTCTCACCCAGGTTCAGCGGCAAGGAAGCAAAGGATATGTTGTTACTCATTTTGAAGCGAATGAATAAAGAGAACGACAACAACGAGAACGACAACAACGAGAACGACAACAACGAGGAGGCGATAATCATATGAATCACACGGACAAAGTTCTTCTGTCGACACTGTACAGAACCTATGCACCGTCGGGCGGCGAAAGAAACATGCGAAGTGTTGTGCGAATCGCCCTTGCAGGTATGCAACAGTATTGTTCGATTTCTCCAGAAGGCGTTGTATACAGACTGGAACCAGGCAAACCTTTGGTTTGTGCCCACATGGATCAGATAGGTATACGACCTTGTGTGAGCGTTGAATTCGAGACAAAGGGTGAACCGATCGTCAGGGGATTCGATGCTGTGGGTAAGCAGACAAATCTTGGGGCTGACGACAAGAACGGTATCTTCATAGCGTTGAAACTTATCCAGTCGTTTGGGAAAGACATCAACTTCATTTTTTCTGTGGAGGAAGAGATCGGTGGAGTATGTCGTGAGTTTCTACAAGGTTTCTCTGAAGAGAGAACAAATAGCATTCCGTACGGTTTAATCTTCGACAGAAGGGGCGGAGGCGATGTCATCGGTACAAGTAACGCATACTGCGAAGGGGATTTCGAAGACGCTGTGCTGGACATTGCGGAGAAATTCGGATATAGAAGGTCGACAGGTACATTCTCCGACTGTGACCATATCTCTGAATTCATTCCGTGTGTGAATCTGTCCTGCGGATATTACAGCGCACACACGGCAGGTGAGTACACCGTTTTGCCCGAGCTGGAGAATGCCGTAAACCTGGGTCATGCTCTTATTCGGGGCTTGGGCACGAAGTTTTTCAAGAGACCTGAATCAATGCCTGCGTCATGGTGGTGGAAGGATGAATACTACGGATGAGTTGGGCAGAGCCGTTGGTGAATTTCTGAATGAGGCACGGACGACGACCGAGCTTGAGACCAGACTGACAAAGACCATGTCCTTTGATGATCTCTGTACATTGCATGGCCTTATGCGCAGAGCAACAAAGCTGATTTGCTCGGCAAGGAATCTGTCCGGAGGAGCGATGCTGAAGAGCATTCGTCACGGCAGTAAGCTGACAGCAAAGGAGGCGAGCGACGCCTGCAAAACATCGAGGTTAAATTACCTGGCCTTCGAGCGGGGCAGGTACAACATCACAAGGGAGCGGATGGACAGGATGACAGGGCTTATTTTGAAAACGGCAAGCAACAAGGACAAGGACGAAGACACAATTACAACCACACAATCTGGAGGAAAGAACGATGCTTGAGATAATCATTCATGATAAACGCTATACTAAGGCAAAGCGTTTTGGGTTCACTCTGTCAAGTGCGAAGAGCCTGGTATCAAACGGCCATTGGGTGGAGACCGAAGGTGCAAATGATGTCTTTCCGTTCGATGTACTGGACATAGTTTTACAACTTGCTACCCGAAAGTTGTATGGCAAGACTGCGTTCTTTCATCATGGTGAAAACAGATGGACATCGGGACAGGTGCTCAAGTCTGTCGACAAGGGTACGCTCAACATCGCTGTTACAGGTGATGTCGATGTGACATATATCATTCGTTCCCGCCGTGTCAGTGTCAAAGACGCACGTTACGAAGCGGCTTATCTGCTTCGTGATGCAGCCAGTGTACTGGGACCGATAGCTGGCAAACAGTGATCAACAAACAGTGAATCTACAGGAGGAACAAACAATGAACGATGTGACAAAGAATGCAGAGATAGTACATGTAACTGATAATATTTCACAGCACATACACGCAAAGGATCTGATATCGTACTTTTACGATTGGTTGCCAATGACACGGAGGGACAGAAGGGAGGATGTCAGGAATTTGGCAGTCGACTACTATCTGACCATTACAGATGACAAAGGTCTGCCGATTATCGAATTGGATTCTGTGAACAAGAGTGTAAATTTGCGTCGTGAGTTCCTTGATCCGTTAATAGATAATCTGCAAAAAACCAACGATATACATCAGTCGACCGAATGTAAACTGAACAGTGTGACGAGTGAGCTTAAAAAACTCATTCGAAGAATTATTCGGGCCAAAGATGCCGATAATCCAAACGATACCATCGAAGATTGTCTGAACCAGATTTCGAATCTGCAGAATAACTATGCAGATACCAGACAAGAAATGATGGATCAGTTCTCTCAGGTATACAAGGAGATACTTCGAGATGTAGCGAGATATTGTCTTAAAGCAAAGACGAAAAACATTTGACCATAAACCATATCAACAGAAGGAAAGAACGATGGCACAGGCATCACCGAAGAAGATCACGAAGGTCTCCAGTCTGAAGGCAGTTGACAAGGACGCGGCACAGGTCGAGCAGCTAAAGGATCTGTGGGAAAAGCTTGGCGATATGTGCGAGGATGCGTTGGATGAGGAGAATGCGACTAGGCTTGTCAGAACAGGGGTCGAAAGGGATAAAATCATTCGAGAAATGGTTGACTTCGAAAATCGGATCGCATCGGGAGCGCTGGATAAACTGCTTGGGTGATCTGCGCCCGCAGATTGTCACTTGAATTTTTACCTTGAACGAAAGAGGATGACGGAGTAACATGGGGTCTCATCCTCTTTCGTTCAACCTCCGGCGGATGCGATATGGATAACGAAGAGCTTCAAATACGCAGGTACAGAACGGCCTGCGTATACACGAGCAGAGGCTACAAGGTCGTTCCGGTAGACACAAACGGTGTACCCTGTTTCTCGGGTTTCTACTCGGAGCACGTCAGATATACGGCCATCGACATTGCAGCCTGGCAATGGCTGTACCCCACAGCCAGCAACGCTCTGGTCTGCGGCGATCCCAAATCGAAGATCGTGGCCCTTGACATTGATGTCGACGACTACTTCGCAGTTAAGGAACTTCTGGATTTCATCTTGGAGATGTGCCCCGAGGGCAAGCATCCGCTGATACGCAAGCGCAACCATTCGATGCGTGCGGCCGTTGTGTTCAAAGCCAAAGACGATCTGTTCAATCGGGTATCGAGGGCCAGGTCGGCTACATACGTTAACCCCAATGGTGACAAGCAGGTCATCGAGTACCTGGGTTGGAAGAGCCTGCTCACCATGGACGGTGTTAGCAGAAAGAACAAGCTCTCATGGTACTCCGGTCTTGGTCTCTGGCACAAGGATAAGGGCGCTCAACTGGATGACAAGATCCGTATGCCGGGTATCCTTGAGCTTGGCTACGACGATCTTATGAAAATATTCGACGCCTACGAAGCGTCGATGAACTTAACCAAATTATTTACTAAAGTATCGAATCGAAGGATGGCGCCTTCGAGGTACCAGCCAAAGGAAACAATCACTTCCTCCACAGCAATATCTACAACAGAAACAACAGCACCCAGAGTATCCAAGGTATCGCCCAAAGTTGAAAAAGTTTTTACGGAAGAAAGCAAATCAAAGACAAATTCTGTTCCTCTAAGCGATGAGGAAATCGATTTCATTCTGAACAACACCGATGGCAACGACAGAGAGAATTGGTTGAACGTTGGCATCGCACTTTGGAACCATTACAGGGGATCTCTTGAAGGATTTGAGCGTTGGGATACCTGGTCGCAGCGGTTCAGAGGAAGAAAGAGTGACCAGGATCAGCGGTATCATTGGTCGACCATGGGCAGCTATCCGCACATGACGTTGAACGTTCTGAGCTCCCGTATCAACAGAGAGAAGGCACTGACAACAGCCTTCATGAAGGAACCGGATACGTTCTTCGATGCCTTCAGGGCCAGCGTCAACAACAAAGGCAGTGATGCGCCGGGTTCGGCAGTCCAGAAGAGCGAAGAGGAGTACAAGTGGATGCTGGATAACTTTGTACTCATTGCACAGGGCGGACTGGTGGGCGATATGACCAAGTCCGCTGCGGACTCGACCAGAACCATTGCCCAGATGCGGGATTTTTACAGAAACAAGAAGTATGTGGTCGAAGTCGTCGGTCCTAACGGACAGAAACAGAAGAAAAAGTTCTCCGCCTATGACCGTTGGCTCGAAGATCCCAACCATTTGGAGGCCTGGTGCACAGCCTATGTACCTAATGGGCGAAGACTGATCCTTGGTGGCACATTCTCAGGACAGCCGGAGAATTTTTACAATACTTATTGTCCACCGATGCGACGTTGTTTGCAGCCAATCAAGGATCCGTATAAGGCAACGCCCAATATCAAACGTTTTCTGGATCACATGGCCTATCTCTTTCCAAATGACCAGGGTGAGTGGATGCTCAACTGGATGGCTCAGATGATTCAGGAACCGGAGGTCAGATACAGAGTCTCACCGTTCTCCATTTCTCTCTTCGAAGGCACAGGGCGTGGCTGGTTGACCGATGTGCTGGCAAGACTGGTGGGGCACAGCAACTTTGCAACGGTGCGGGATGTCATGGACATCGTACGACCGGGAGCCAAATCAGGGTATCTGGACGGCACGGTTCTTCTGGTAGTCAACGAGGTTTACGTCTCGGGCAACGATAGATTTTTTCTGCTCTCCCAGCTCAAGACCATTCTTTCGGATGACACGCAGGAGATTGACGTCAAGTACGGTATACATACGCACAATCAGAGAATTTATACCAGAGTATTCTTTCAGAGCAACCATCTGGATGGCCTGGTCATCGACGAAACGGACTCTCGCATTCAGCCCTTTGTCAACAGAGCCGAGCCCAAGTCCAAGGCATACTATGATTCGTTGTACAGCCTGTCGGAGCATGAAGAATTTTTGGACGAGATTTACACATACTTGATAAAGCGCAAGGTCGACATATCCTTGCTCAAACATTCAAGCGATACCGAGGACAGGAAGGCTGTCATTAAAAGTTCTAAGTCGCCTACGGCCTTGGCCTTCTTCGAGTTTAAAAACCTTGTGGGTGTGAGCGGTGTCTTTACGGAATCGATTGTAAACGACTTCGTCTATGAACACGTGAAAGTATTCTCGCCGGACGATGCCATGGTAAACAGCAGAGAATTTCGGTTCCTCAAGAATTCACTTAACAAGTTGCAGCGACGAGTACCTGGGCTAGCATCAGCGCCCAGAAGTTTCGGCTTCTTCGAGAACAAAACAGACAGTGAGATAAAACAGAGTATCAGAAAGACGGAAGTGGCAATTCACAATTACTTTACACGGAGGAGATGACATGGATGCACCCAGCAACGAAATGTACACAGGCAAGGCGATACGATTTCTGGCCCGACTGGCCGGAGGGACAAGACCTCTGGTCGACATTATGAATGTACCGGACGACGTTGTCTCTTATCCGACAGTGCAGCGAGCGTCGCTCACAGCCAAAGGCTTTACTAAAGAGAAGCAGTGGCAGAGACTCTTCGACGAGCTGCATTCTCCCAGCAGTGAACGGGCAAAGGAACTTGTCGAAGACATTCGGTCCTTCGTTCTGGTCATACGGGATCTGGTTGACGCAGGTATCTTGAAGATTGCCAGCGAAATGGCTGCCCTCGATGCATTGTGTGAGTCGCAGGAGGAAACGCAGGTACAACCAGAGGAAGATGACGATGACGATCTGTTCAAATTCATCTCTGTTCCGGAGATCAGAACCATACATGCTACGCAACAGCACGAAAAGAACGTAGCCGAGCAGATGCAACAAGAGCCGGAGCCGGAGGAAAAGAAGCCTGAGAAAAAGTCTTTTCTGGAAACGTTTATAAACGGCGGAGAAGAGAAGAGGGAGTCGGAGGTTCAGCACGACAAGTCAATAACCGATCCTTTCGAATCCGACCTTGATCGTTTCCCCGACGTTTTTGATAGCGGCGAACACAAGTTTTAATTTATAATGATTCATCTCCGGTCGTCAATGTCTGACGATTGGAAATTCAAACGTGACCGAAGGTCACAAACACAAGGAGGGTAAAATGAGTTACTGGAAAAAAGCACGGCCCGAATGGTTGACTGAGAAAGCTCTTTTGGATGGGTTACAGGGAATTCTCGATGGTGGCCAGTTCTGGTCTACTATTGAAGGAGGCTCTGTTGGCCCAGTGGATGTTATCTGGGACTATCAGCAAGATGGGCTGACAACGCCAGGAGATCCGAACGGTGTCCGAGTGTGGGGAGATGGTAGTGGCCCTTATGTATTTTTTACAGGGGAGCTTGGAGACAATCGTGTTCAGCATCCCATGTGGAGCGAGACAAGGCGATTGCTTGGCGAGTGGGAGATTACTGCTAAATCCACTCGTGTAAAACGCAGTTAGTTATTGTGCATAACCTTCGCCCACAGTACAAGTGGGCGAAGGTGTACAGAGTCATAAACAGAAAACAACGAAGCACAGCCATGATAACTATGACCGCCGGGGAGTTGGCCGAATACTGCGGGGTCTCGAAGACGGCAGCCAGAAACAGGCTTATGCGCTACGAGTTGGGTCAGCTGATTGAAGAGCAGGTGCTGACAAAAGGTAAGATGAAAACTCGCAGCAGAGAGTCACACGGGAGAAAGCCGCAGAGAAAGACAGATGGTCAGGGCACAGCCGAATGGCGGAGGCTGAAGAACGAGCCACGAGGCGCAGACAAAAGTGAGAAGGCATTTGACAAATCGCTCAGCGATGAAAAGATACAGCAACTTTGGCGCGACGACAAGAAGTGGGCAAAGTCGCATGGTGTAAGCTTTGAAGAATCAGCAAACAGGAGACAACATGAACAGGAAGGATTCGATTGACAGCAGCATTGTACATTTGCAAGCTATTGTCAGCATCATTGATTTCGATGACAGGAGTCAGACCACAGAGCTTTTACGACAGGCCGCTTTAAGCAAGCTGACCGAGGTACAGAAACTGATAGCAGGTGATGACCATGAAACAGGACAGCGGCGAGTTGCAACCAAGAAATCTGATGATACAGCCGATCAAAGTTTTTCGTTTGTTGCGCCGGATACTTCGGAAGTTGAAGAGTCGGCACCCAAGGCAGAACCTAAAGTAAAAGAGGCAGAGCCACCCAAGGCAGAGCCTGAGCCGGTACCTGCGATTATTGCTCAGGCCAAACAGGCCATTGAGGAAGCGACGAAGGCCGAGGCTGGGAGCGACGGCGGAAATCTTTGGGAGGAGTTGCAGGAAAGTAACCGACAGGTTGCGCCGGCACCAGAGCCGGAGCCTGCACCTGCACCCAAACGGCGCAGGAAACGACGCACCAAAGCAGAGATCGAGGCTGAAGACGCTGCTACAATACCAGTCGCTGACGAGGAGCTCAGGGAGAGACTGGAAGCCGAGGCACAGGTTAAAGCGGAAGCTGAGGCGCAGGCCAGAGCGGAAGCCGAGCCACAGACTGAGCAGCAGGCAGACACTGTATCTGTCAACAGTGACGATGCTGACTGGATTGCCATGCTGGAGGAGAACAAGGAGCCGGAGACAACGACTGAAGATGGGAATGAAATCGTCGATGTCGATGCCGAGCAGAAAGAATACGTCGATAAACTGGCCAGAGCAAACGAGAGCAGTGTCAAGGCGGCTGATGCACGGGATGCGCTCAGGCAGAAGACCACAGATCAGGCGCTTCAGATGCTCAATCAACGGTTGGAGGATCCGGAGATTGCTGAGCGATTTCGTAACAAGGGTACGGATGTCAAGGGAAGTGCCGGCTGGGAGTATCGTGGCTCTGTGCAGGAGGATAGCGGCCTCAGTGAGGAGGCGGAAGCGGTACGTGACGAGATTTTTGTCCGCCCCACTCTGGACACGGTGAGTGTGTCGGAGATTGTGGTCGAGGGTGCTAGACAGCCGGCCTTCACACCGACTGTGCTCTATGCCGACAAGACAGGCAAGGTGACTGATCTGGCCCCGCGCCCTGTGCTTGGGAAGAAGTACACGCTGACTGCACCTCGGGGTGCACGGATCGCATCGCTTCTGGCCAAACGGA